TATTACTGCGATTTCAACGGATTGACCTTGTTACATCGGCGTAACAGACTATCGCGGATTGTAACAGATCAGGCGTTCTGCACGGCTTATCAATGGGTTAGCTGATAACCGTCTTTACTACATTTCGGAGTTGTAAGGTGGTATATCCCGCGTCTATCTTGCGACGGTATCGGGGGGCTGCATCGGCGGCGCTTCGGTCCCGGATCGTAATTAATTAATGGGTCGATATTCGCTGCATGTCTGGTTCGTTCCTCTCTGACCCTTCGGGGCTTGTCACCGCCGCCGCGCTGGCCGTCGATGCCCGCGACCGGGGCGACGGTGGTGCCGCGCCGGTGCAAGGCCAGCTCTTCGGGGTTTCGCCGGTGGAGCCAGACGGCCAAGGCGCGCTGCCTGATCTGGACGCCGCGCCGCGCGGTCGGGGTCGGCCTGCCGGATCGCGCAACCGCTCCACCGAAGAATGGTCACGGTTCATCTTGACACGCTATCGCTCCCCGCTGCTCGGGCTGGCCGAGCTGGCGCAGGCCACGCCGCTGGTCTTGCAGGCTGAGCTGGGCGGCGCGCCCGATCCGGTCAAGGGCGGTGGCTGCACGCTGGTCGAGGCGGTGCGCATCATCATGGCGGCACAGCAAGCCCTTGCGCCGTACCTGCACCAGAAACAGCCAACGGCCATCGATGGCGGCGGCGTCGGCCTGATGCAGGTGATCATCCAGACCGGCGACGGTGCCGACGCCGGGCAGGCGTTCGATATCCGGCCAATCGAAGAAACTGAGGAATTTCAATCACTTAGCGCCGATGGTTTTGACCTGTCGGAACCGGAAGGTCGGAACGAATGACGCAACCGATTGAAACCAAACACAAATTTGCACACGTGTCGGCGGGTACATCACCCGCCGACACTGGCAATCCGGTGGTCGCGCGGTTCCCTCCCGTGCGCGTCATCGGATGCGACCGCGTTCGGGCAGGCGCGGACGCATGGGGGGGGGCGCGATTTCGCGAATGCCCCCCCCCACCCCTTCGCCTGAACAGCCTTCCCCCCCCTGTGAGACAAGAATTGCGCCGCGAGGTCTTGGCATCCGTGGGGTGTGGGGGGCTTCGACAGATCGGGGTGTGGGGATGCTAGACCGGCTGCGCGATGAAACGATTACAAGGCGGTTCACCAAACCGGGTCCAGTGGGCGCGGCGTTCATGGGTTCCACTGGCCGGACCGTCGGCATCATGGGGCCGCAGGGCGGTGGCAAAACCACGATCATCATCAACCGCATTCTGACCAAGGCGGCGCAACAGCCGCCGTCAGCGGTGGATGGCATCGCGCGCTATCGCTGTGTCGTGTGGATGCGGACCTACCGCGAGCTGTGGGCTAAGGTCATTCCTGACTGGCTGGAATGGGTGCCAAAGCAAAACAAGGCGTTTGGCATCACCTGGACCGGCGGCGTGGACAACCCCGCCGAACACAAGTTCAAATTCATGGCGATCCATGCCGGCGAAAAGAAGATCGTTCACGCCGAAGTCTGGTTTCGGGCGATTGGTGATCAGACGCCGACCGAAGCGGCGAAAGGTCTGCACGCCACGGATGCCTGGTTGCCGGAAAGCACATCGGCCTCAGTCGAAATGCGCAAAGCCCTTTTCGGTCGCTTGGGCCGCTATCCGTCGCGCGAGCATGGCGGCGCGCCGTTCCGTCAGCTCTTCTGCGACTGGAACGCGGGCGATCCGTACAACTGGACCACGGAATATTTCATCACCGAGCGCCCGCTCGGGCTGGACGATTCCGGTCGGCCGATTGTGGAGTTTTTCCGCCAGCCGGGCGGGCGCGAAGCCGCCGCCGAAAACATGCACAATCTGCCCGATGGCTATTACCGCGACCAGATTGCGGCGAACGCCGACGATCCCGATTGGATCAGGCGGATGGTCGACAACGAGATTGGCTTCATGCGCGACGGCAAGCCGGTCTATGAGGATTTCAGCGACCATTTGCATGTCTCGGACACCGAATTGCTGCCATGGCGCGGCGTCAAGCTGATCCTGGCGGCGGATGCCGGTCTGACCCCGGCGCTGGTGATCATGCAGCGCAACCAATTCGGCGAGGTGCAAATTCTCGAAGAGGTCACATCGCGGCGCGCCGATGCGGAAACCTTCGGCGAAACCCTGTTGGTGCGCATGGATAGCCCGCGTTATGCGGAATGCCAGCGGCCAACCGAAATGTTTGTCGATCCCACCGCGCTGAATGCCGGGGAAGCCAGCTCACGCGGCGAGGCGGCGGAATTGTCGAGCTGGGCAAAGATCATCGCCAAGACAACCGGCCTCAACGTGCGCCCGTCGCGCTGCAAGAATGATATCGTGATCCGCGTCGGATCGGTGCAGCAGATGTTCAAGCGCCGGATCGGCAACCGCGCGGCGTGCAAGATCGACCGCAAGCATTGCCCCGAGCTGATCAAGGGTTGCGCGCGAGATTACAAATACGAAAAGACCGCCGTGATGACAGCGGGCGGGATTGAGTACCGCGACAAGCCAACCAAGAATTTTGCATCCCACGTCTGCAACGCGCTGGAATATGGCGCGGCCAATGCCGGCGAGCAGGACATGCTGACCGGCGCGGCTGACCGGAAGGCCGCACGCACGCAGGCGGCGGCGCGGCGTGCCAAACAGTCGACCGGGCGCGCGAGTGATCCCCTGTCCTCCTATGGCGGGCGGCGCTGATGATCGCCTTTGCCCCTCTCACGCCCTGGACCGTCGACGTGCGCCGGCAGGTTTTCGACGTTGCGGCGGATATGGCCGATATGGACGCGCTGGAAATCTTCGGTCTGCGCCAGCGCGGCGACGGACCCGAGGATATCGTCGCCGATATCGCCCGGATCATCATCGACCAGCGGATGATCGATGGGATGATCGCCCTGCGCCAGATCGATGGGCAAACGGTGCCGGTCGCGGTGGCGCTGGCGTTCCAAAGCTCGCTGCCGAATGTGGCTGATCTGGCGATGTTCGGACGCAAGAACCATGCCCGCGCCATGCCCGCCATCTACCGCGAGCTGTTCACCCGCTCGCTGACCTTCGGGGCGCGCTACCGGATCGCAATGGCGCAAGTCCCGGTGCTGGGCGTGCATCGTGCCGCGCGCCGCATCCTGCGCAGTCTCGGCGGGCAGGAAGCCTTCAACTATGGGCCGATCGGTCTGTACCAGCAGCCATATATTCATACAATTTGGAGGTTTTAAGATGGGTTTCCTTGCACCTAAGCCAAAGATCAACGTGATCGAACCGACGCCCGCACCAACGATTGATGATGATCAGGTGCGCCGCGCCGCCGATGAAGCCGCACAGCGCGCCGGCGCCCGGCGTAGCAGCGCCGATACAATCGAACCTACGTCCGCGCGGCGGCGCGGTGGTCTGGCGCAGGCCAGCCGGAAAACCACAGGGAGCAACCCGAATGCTTGATGACGGCGATGATGTAAAACGCGCTGTCAGCCGCGCAGAGTATCGCAAGATGCTGCGCGAGCCGATTGTGGCGCGCCGCTTGGAAGTCTCCGAATTGATGCGCCCGCTGCGCGAGGATTGGGAAAACGAAAGCGAAGGCCGGGCGCGCGGTGTGCGCCGCTATGACGGCACCGCTGTGCTGGCGCTGGATCAGGCCGGGGCATCGATCTATTCGATGCTTACCGCGACCGATAATATCTGGGCGCCGCTCGATTTTGAGGAAGAGTGGCGCAAAGAGGATGCCGACGCCCGCGCGTGGATTAACGAAGTCAGCCGGATCGTGTTTCGCTCGCTCGATCCGGCGCGCGATAACTTCTACAATGATGCGCCAGAGGTCATTCTTGACAGTATCGGTCTGGGCGATGGGGTGTTTTATTCCGCCCGCCCACCAGGTGCGGACTTCTTCCATTCCAAGGCGATCCCGTGGCGCGAATGCTGTTTTGATATCGGCAACTTTGGCGAAGTGACCCACTTCGACCGCTGGTATTCCGAACCCTTGTGGAACGTCGCCGATCTTTTTGGCGAAGATAAGCTATCCGAGGGGATGCGCAAAAAGCTGCACGACACGCCGAACGAAAAGGTGCGCCTGTTGCACACCTGCTATCCGAATGAGAAATCAAACCGGATCAGCTCGGTGCATCGCTACGTCTCGCTCTACGTCATGCTCGATGACAAGAACCGGGCGGTGAGCTGGGGCGGCTATCGTGATATGCCCTATTACGTCAGCCGGTGGGGTGTCGGGTCGGGCCAGACCTACGGCATGGGGCGCGGGCTGTTTGCCCTGCCCGATGCTCAAGTTCTGAATGAAATGTCGCGCACATCGATCCTTGCCGCACAGCGGATTGCAGAGCCGCCACTGGCCGCGCATGACGAGCTGGTCGGTCTGGTCAGCATGGACCCGAACGCGCTGAACTATGGCGCCGTCGATGATGCC